GGTAAAAAACTTAAAAGGATAGTTACCCGCCTTGAAGGTTTGGGCATTGGTCGAAAAATAAACAAGACTATTCGTGATGATGGACAGGCTGTTAATGCTAGTAATTTTGAAGGGGAAGCGGATGCAGACCTTGATCCACAAGTAACGTCTGCAACGGAGTATCCTCTAGAGGATTACCAAGAGCTACGAAGACTGTATGAGGATGAAATAGTTCCGACTATGGAACAGGCTATGAACCAAATCAATGACGCATACTATCGGTTAGAGCATGGTGATATTCCCACCGCACAGTTCGACGCTCTTACAATAGAACAACGTCAAAAAACTGGCATGAAAGCTATAGAGCAAAGTGCAAGGGCCGACGAAAACTTTAAGAAAACAAAACAAGCTAGAGGTAGGCGTAAGAACTTAGTCGAGAAAGCGGTCAAGGCATTACAATCTAAGAAAACAGATTTTAATGAAACCGAGTTCGATGGGTTTGCAGCAACGGAATATCCAGACTTAGTTCCTCTTGTGGGTAAATTGGAAGAAATAGCTACAAACGTTAAGGATTTATCAAAAAGTAAAAAGGCTATTAACATAGCCACCCAAATGCAAAAAATACTTTTGACAACCTTAGATGTTTCTGGCCCAGCCACTATCCAAAGAACAACAAAAGCTGGTCCCGAAGGGCCATACCAAATGGCTAAATCTCCAGAGTTGGCTGCAATATTGCGCGAAGGTTTAATAGGCACGGGCGATAAAAAGAAAATCCAAGATGTTGCTTGGGAATTTAAACGTCGTAGTATTAATAAGAAAAAGAAAGCAGTAGTACCTGATAGCCAAGCTGTCATTAATGCAACTAAAGTTGAGGCTGCATTTGACAGGGGCGGTGAGGTTGATGTTGGTATAGGACAAAGCACACCATTTATTCTGTCTGATTTTCTTGGAGAGATTAAGCACAGAACACCACAGAAAATGAATGCTGCCCGTAAGCTTGCTATGAGAATGGTAGGTCTAGGTTTTAATATGTCGCCTAGCACTAAGACAGACGCATTCAAAGAGTTCCGAAACGTAGTTAGACGATTAGCTGCAAACCTAGAGACTGATGATATAACACAAACGGTTCGAGAGTTATCGAAGCGGTTATACCCTTCTCATATTTTGGAAGACAGTACACGTAATCTACTAGAAAAAACAGCGGCACGAATGGGATATGATGCTGATAGCATTCTTGAACAGCTTGTAGTTGAGGATGTAGACATGCAAGCTAACCGTGTACTTATGAAACAAATCAAAGACACCTTGCCAGAGGTCGATGGGTTTGAGGTAGAGGATGCAATCAATGACGCTCGTGATGCTATGCGCGAAGCAATTGCGTATTCGGTTAATGGGCTAATTGTAAATCCCCAAGCACGTCAAAGGTTTTTACCTCTGACTATGTACGGTGATATGAAAGCAGACAGTGTATTGTCTCGCGGTTCTCCCGCCGCTGTTTATGGAAACGAAGTGCCAGCGGAATTTGCTTCCGAATATGCAAGTGAAACCATAGGTCGTCTGACACAAGCAAGTGTTGATGCAGTAAAAGACTTTACTGGTTCAGACGATGTAAAGGTTTTCTTTGTAACAGGGGCAAATGTAGACCCTATGTTTGGCAACATGCCACAGATCACAGACCGTCCGACTAATACTATGGCAAATATGCGTGATAAGATTATTGAAAGCGCACCAACAGCCCGTAAGGAATTAGTATCTGAATTAGTTGACCAATCTGAAGCGGTTCGTAATGGCATCAATGGTATGAGGGCTGATGGTTCTTCTAGTGATTTAGGGGACCATTACTTGTTTGATGATGTCGTAGGTAAAGAGATCGAACGGTTTGGTGCTACTGATATGACTAAAGCGAATGCAGTCTTTTTGAAGGACAGTAAGCCAGCCGTATTTGGGCATCAAATGACATTTAAATCCGATGTTGTTAAGGGTATTACTGATGCTATCAAAAGAACAGCAAACTCACCTGAGATTATTCGACAGGTAGACCGAGCAATAGAAGACAATGTTGGCTTGTTTACTGGTCGTCAAGTGTTTGAAACCCTGTCTAATATCGCTGGTAGTGCCGAAGAACTACGGAGAGTTATGAGGCGCAATAATTATTCTACTATAACAGTAGATGGTGAGACTGTTCTTGTCAGTCCAAAGAATGTTCGCAGTGTCGATAGTCCAGAGTTGTTACACGCTAAACCATTGTTGGGCGAGAAAGAAATAGGATCAGGACTTAATAGTTTTATCATGTCTGAGGCTCGTGTTGCAACTGATGGTGGTGAGGATGCAGTTAAGAGAGCCGCCCATGTTTTAGAACAAGGCGGTGCTGATCCAAACTTCCTAAAAGCGACTATGAATATGCGTCGTGGTAAGAGTTTAAAAACTGGTGAGGTTGAAGCGGTACGCACAGCTTTAACAACTGACACTCAATCAGGGATCATACGTCGATCAGGCATGAACTATGTTGCCGACTTTGCTGAACCCGCCGATGGTAGTGGCGGTCACTATGAACGTATTCACGGCAAGATGGCTCGTATCCTTCAACCAATGACAAGAGCGTTAAGTGCCTTACCAGATAGTAAAAATCCTATGGGGCGTTGGTTCGATGCTGGTCTAAAACAAATGTACGACACCACAGCGGAAGCCCTATCTCGTAGGTTTGGAAATTCAGAAAGTAACTTATTTGGTTTTAACCCAACTCGTGCCGAGGCACAGCCAAAATCACATCAACGTATTGTAACTGCGTTGCGAAATGAAACCGCTGTCAACAAACTCAAACCGAGTGAGAAGAAAGTTTTTACTATGCTCCGTGGATACCTAGATGAAGTAAGATCTAGGCTTGCACAAGCTGGTGAAGACGTTGGTGTGATTGTTGATAATTATTTTCCACAAGTTTACCGAGTGGATTTAATCAATGCACGTCGTCCTGAGTTTGAAAGTATGCTTGCTGATTTCTTTATAGCAGAAGACGTGAACCGTCATGGCGGTAACGCAATGCTCAAGAAAAGAGAAGCTTTAGAGAAAGCAAAAAAAATTACCAAACAAATTGTTGACGAAGACGGGGGTGTAAATCTACCACGAAGTAAAGTCTTCAACGATGGTGGTGGTAATGAAGACTTTCTGAAACAGCGTATGCTAAGACTTGACCAATACCCTGAGTTCTTAGACCCGACCAATCAGAAAAAGTTTCTTGGTGGTTTTTTAGAAAACGACTTAATGGTTGTGATGTCGAAATACACAGAAAATGTTGAAAGACGTTTAGATATATCTGAAAGGTTCGGTCCACAAGGTCACGCCTTAAACGATTATATGGCAATCATTCGTAATCGGCATGATGCTGTTGCTAGGCTTCTATCAAGTGACAAGATACTCAAGTCAGACTACCATGTTCTCTCGTCTGGTAACGAACCAGATCTAACTGGTGCAGCCGTATTTAAACAAACGGGCAACTCTGCATTGTTTAAAGCTCCGTTTGCTACAAAGAAAAATGCAGACTTCTTTACTGATGAACTTGTACGCAAAGCTGCCAGTGGTGCAAACAAGGACGACATGGTTAGAGACATCATGGATCTAATGGCCCCGACACCAGACAGCGATGAATTTAGCGATCAGATGCGGAAGAACTTTCGTAAACGTGCCGAGGCTATTGCGAATGCTTTGGAAGACACTCGTGGATTTACTAAGTTTCCAAGTGAAGCGAATGCTAAACATGCGGAGAACTACATTGATTTGTTGATGAATAAACCAAACGGTTCTGAAGCATGGCGTAAGGCTTCCTCTGCATTGCGAATGGTCAACGGTGTAACTCTACTTTCTTTCACAACTCTGACATCGCTTGGTGATTTAGTTCTACCACTAATCAGATCAGGTAACTTCAAAGCATGGACTTCAGCATTGAAGAACTTTGCTTCCGATCCTGTTTCTGGTTCTGCTTACCGAGACATGATTAGAAACGTTGGCGTTGCAGTAGAGAATACAGTGCATCAACGAATGTCTAACTCTTATGGGATTGACGCTAACCGTTTTACTACTGGCTTTTTCACAGCAACGGGGCTAACTCCCTGGACCGACATGATGCGTGAGATAGCTGGTTCTACAGCCTTTGAACATTTCAAAGCTAGTGCGCGGATTGCTATTGAAAATCCAAACACTCGCCAAGGCCGACTAGCTAAAAGAGCATTGGATGAATTTGGACTACAAGAGTTGTATCAGAAGGGTGCGCCCCACATCGACATGATCATGCGTTCTGGTGGTACACAAGCTCAACATCCTATGTATGAAAAAGTATCAACAGGCATGATCAAGTTTGCAAACGAAAGTATCTTTACGCCAAACAAAAATGATCTACCACAATGGGCAACAACACCAGCGGGTCAGTTAATTTTCCAACTCAAGTCTTTCCCTCTCAAGATGCTACGTCTTGGTAGGTATTCTTTCTCTGAAGCTTTACGCAAAGATGATCCTAACTTTGCACCAGCACTACTATATATGACCGCTGGCCCAGCGATGGGTTTTACAGCCGCCAATGTGAAAGACGTTGTTCAGATGCGAGGCGGTGAGGACAACCGTGAAGCTGAATTTAGAGATCGTAAGTTATCCAAGACTGTTACGCCACTTGAAGGAATGCTTAATGACAATGCAGACAAAGCTTTGGGCTGGTATTGGGATGGCTTTATGACAATGGGTGGTTTGGGTATCCTTGGTGAACTTATGTACGACACAGTTAATCAAGCCGACAACGGAGCCTATGGTCAGGTTCGGGTTGCTCAAACATTTGCTGGTCCGACATCTGGATTGTTCTTCGATGCTCTCACTGTTCTTGGTGGTGGTATGTCTGCTACTGGTGACGTGATTAGTGGCGAAGGAACTAACGGCAAAGAACGTGCAGCGGTTAGGGCAATCCTAAGTCGCTTGCCTGTTGCTGGTCAAATGTCTGGTGTCCGAGAAAAAGGTGTTGACTTATTAGCTGGTGAGAAGGGTGCAAGGGGATAAGCTAGTAGAGCGTCGAGGTAAGTACGTGCTATATCGTGATGGTCGTGTTCTGATCATCACTAGAAGCAAAACCATTGCGCTTCATGCTCAAAAAATACCCCGCAAAAAGCGGGGTAAGTATGGAGAAAAAATGATACCATAATGGTATTAGTTATTTCGGTAGTGTCGTCCCTTTAATTGCGCATTCATACGCAAGGCCAGCATACCCAACCTTGTCAGAGTAGCTATCTATCTTGTCAGGTGATCTACACGCCCGACAAGTCTTTAGCCAATCCATCATTAGACATACGTGAAACGGTAACAGCCGCCCGTGCTTATCCATCGCTATAGTTATTATAACATTCCAGCCAGAAACTATGTCCCTCATATTATCAATAGCCTCGCCGTACTCTTCATGGCGATCACCAGATATAAGCTCTTGACCTTTCTCTATCGGTTCGTC